GGCAGCCAGACAGCGAACGGCAGCCCTCGCCCTAGCCCTGCGAGGGCATGGCTAGGGTCTGGCCGGGATGGATGAGGGATCCACCATTGAGTTTGACGGTCTGGTAGATGGCATTGTCTAGGTTGCCCTCGCATTGCTCTATGACGATCCGGTAGATCGTGTCACCGGGCTTGACCGTGTAGGTGTCACCAGTGCAGACGAACCGGGCATGGGCCGTGTTGGAGGCTACGAATAGCCACCCGACCAGCACGAACGTCCCTAGGGCTAGGGCTATGGTTAGGACCTTGATGTATGGGTTTGTGTTCATGGAGAGAGCATAGCCTATTGGTAGGGGTCTACGTGGGGATACTCAACAGCGGGCAAGACTAGGACCTATTCAACCGGTTGGGCAGACAGCCAGCGAACGGCAGCCCGGACGTGACAGAGGCGCCCCGTAGGGCGCCCCTGTAACCAGCTGGTGGCGGTTAGTTGGTGGCGGGTGCGCCCTCGTGGCCGTACACCATGAACGTCTCTATAGCCTCTGGTGTCATGCCTCGCCACTGGCCCGGAAAAGCTGCGTAAGACTCACGACGGGCCACCTCTGCGTCGTACACCTTGAGCATGGTCGGGTGGACTGGATTGTTACCCTCGTAGCGGTTGGTGATGCCACGCTCGTCATCACCCTCGCTGGCAATGCCGAACCAGTAGTCCTCGAATCGGTGACCCCTGCAGCACACGGGCCATGAGTCGCCGCCGCCACACTTGCCAGTGCTCTGGTCTACGTCGGGAGCGCAGTACGGGGTATCGCCATAGTCTGCCCGTAGCGAGGCGTTGTGTCGGTCGGACTCAGTGATCTCTTCCATGGTGATGCCACGGTCCAGCATGACGGCGAGTAGGCCGTCACGGGCAATCTGGTAGATCGTGTGGAGAGCCAGCTGGTAGTTGATCTCCCGCCGAACCTTGATGGTGTGCTCTGGTGTGTTCATGTGTTCCCCTAGGGATTGGTGAATAGTTCCTTGCAACACGGACCCTAGTTGAGTCCACCAGCTGGGTCAACTATTTATTCGTGGGAGCTCAAGAGGCAGGCAAGATAGGTCCACTACAGACGGTTGGGCAGCCAGCCTGCGAACGGCAGCGAGCCTAGAGGGTAGCACTGTCAAGGGTGAATGAGCGGGGACACTAAACACTGGGGCCAGACGCATACACTTCATGCGGTTGGGAGCCAGCCAGCGAACGACAGGCCGACTGTCCCTAGACATGACAATGGCCCCCCGAAGGGGGCCACTGTCACCCGTAGGGGGCGGTCTAGAGTGCCCAGCGTGCCCGCCATTGGCTAGCGACGAACTCAGCCTGCGCAGCGGTGTTGCACTTCATGTAGAAGATCTGAGAATCTGACTCCCCGCCGGTCGGTGACTGGCACCAGATCTCCATGATGTTGCCAGTAGCGAAGGCCGCCGTGACCCGGCCCGCCATTGCCACCACCGGGCGGTCTCCGCACTCTGGTACGCAGGCCCAGCCTGTGCCTGAGATGTGCCGGCAGTTGCTGTGGTGAGTGAGTGTGTCCATGATGTCCCCCTAGGGATTGTGTGAGCGGGGTTGCTCACAGGGAAAGTAGATCACACTTGGAGTAGGTCTGTCAAGTACCCACTTCAGAGGGCTTGGGAATATGCACACTTCAGACGGTTGGGAGCCAGCCAGCTGAACGACAGCGTTGAGGCAGGTGTAGGTCGTATAAATCTGAGACGTCCGACTATCTATGCAGGTCTTTTCGGATGTGTACTCAATTTTGTTTATGGGTGGGGGGGTTGGGTCGGGGAATGGTTCTGAGGTTGCTCTGTGTGCTTCTGTGAGCCTCTGTGGGGGCCTGTGGCGGGGTGGGTTAAAGTATTGTTGCGGGAGGCTGTCAGGGGGGCTGTGCGGCGGTCTGAGAGCATTCCTGTTTTTTAGTGCGGGGGGTATTTTCTGAGGTAGTTTTTGAGTTCTTCCAGTTTCCCTGTTTTGTCTAGCTTGGCTAGTGTGAGGAAGGTGAGTGCGCTGCCTGCGAGTAGGTAGATGATGTTTGTCATGTTTTGTGTGTGATCCTTTCTGTGTGTCTGCAGTGTGGGCATGTGAAGTTTGTTTTGATGTGGTGGGGGAGGGTTGGTTCCATTTGGGCGTATGACCACCATTGTTGGCATTTGCCGCATGTGAAGTGGTAGATGTGTTCGATTGTGTATTGATGTGTTTGTGGCATGCGGTGGTGCTCAATGTTTGTTAGTTGTTAAATTTTTGGACCGTTTTTTTAGTCGTATGTCACGTTGGTGTCTAGTACGATCCCCATTGGTTGTTCTAATGATCCGAGGGGGCTGCCGTGTGGCGGGTTGGAGAAGTGTTCATGCATCATGGTTAAGAATTCGTCGATGCATGCGTCGGTGTATTCGCCTAGTTCACCTGATTCGACGTAATGAATGATTTCTTCTATTTCGTCGTCTGTTTCAAAGTGGTCTTGGTCGAACCAGAACGATAGTTTCAGGTTGATGGCTGATAGGCAGTCATCTAGGCGTTCAAGGTTGTGTTGCGATATTTCGCTCATGTTTCTCCTATTTTCCATCCGACGTATGCAGCTATGGGAAGTAGTGCGGCGAATCCCCACCATTCCCCTATTAAACCTCCGGCGATGATTGCACCTGAGATAGTTATTACTGTTCCGAAAAATAATGGTTTCATTTGTCCTCCAACTCGCCGTCGCATAAGGGGCAGATTCTTTCTCTGTCTCTAAGCATGTTGTTACCAATATACCACAAACATTTTGTACAGCGTGTCACTCCACGCAAAGGTGCTTTTATTTTTTCGTCCATTAATGTGTTCATGCTCCCATTTCTTTTTTCAGTCTAAACATTTCAGCACCGTCGATCAGGGCTTTAAGGTCAGCTTTGGAATCCAACATTTTGGGGGTTATTTTGTTTCCGTCGGTTGGTAGTGTAACAGGTGTTTGTGGTCGTAGGTCTATGGTTAGGGTAAGTGTTCCTTCTGAGAGAAAAGCCACGCAGTCGCTTATCATTAAGAAGTCTTGATAATCTAAGTTTCTTTGTTTGATCCATTTGACACGCATGAGGCCTTCCAGCGGGGGCATGCTTCCCTTTTTGATACTTTCGGCTCGTTCAGCGAAACGACTACTGAAAGCATCTGTCCATTCTCTTTCTGCGTCTGTCATCTTACCGGTCTCGGTTCTGTTGTTAATCTATTCAATAATATGTTATAAGCCATTGTTACACATTGTGGCACGACTGAGTTTCCAAGGGAGCGAAGTCGGTCCACCCTAAAGGTAGTCCCATTAGTGTCTCCACGAACTGTGGGTTCAGGAAGGCCTGCTCCAACCCATCTTGACCACGCGTCGTCTTGCCCGCGTGCAGGCGGATAGCGTCCGTAAGTGTTGTGCCATCCTTTGATTTCTGAGAAGCCTTCTGAGGTACCGTTGCTCTTCGTGAACCGCCAGCGTCCTGCGCTATCGGTGTTGGCCACAGGGCTGCCCCTTCCAGATTCTGGTTTCCTTTGTGCCCGCTTGCTCTTTTTCCATCCTTGAGGGATTCGGGTCCACGCGACCCGTCTCTCGCATTCGGTGTCGGCCATAAAACAGCCTGAACTGTGAGGTTCGTGATCCGATTCTTGTTTCTTTTTTCCCAGTCTATATTCGGACCCTGCTCTTTCCACATGTTCGCTGTCGGTGTAGCCCATGCTTTGCTCTCTGAGCTGGGTGTAAAGCTTGGCTCTATCTGACCAAGGTTTGATGTCGATGTTCTCCCTGTGGGCAAGAAGGAATAACCTCTGTCTTTTATGGGGCGCTTGGCTGTCACTTGCGTTGAACAAACCCCATTCCGCAGAGTACCCCATTTCGGCAAGATCGTGGAGAATTTCATAAAGGCCTCTTTGGACAAGTCCCGGTGTGTTTTCAATAAAGATTTGGCTCGCCCCGCAGTCCTGACTAATTCTACAAATGTCAGACCAGAGCCATCTTTCGTCATCTGTTCCTCCATGCTTACCGGCATACGAAAATGGCTGGCAGGGGATGCCCGCAGATATGATGTCCACGCATCCACTCCATGCTGTGCTGTCGAAGGATTCAAGATCGTCCCAAATAGGCGCCACATCCAAGGCCTGTTCTTCCATCCTCGCCATGAGAATGGCCGCAGCGAAGGCGTCCCTTTCGATGTAACCCACAGACTCAATTCCGAGTGCGCTTTGAAGTCCAAGGTCGATTGCTCCGATTCCAGAGCAGATTGATAGGTGTTTGGGGTGTATAGCCATGTCACTGGTGTAGTGTAGCACAGTGAATAGACCGGGTGGGGGATCCGAAGATTAGGGAGTCCTATCCCTGAATCCGTAACTGCCGTAGGCCTTCATCAGTTCGCGCTCCAGTTCGTCGGTCATAACCTGATTGTGGTAGTAGTAGGTTCGGGGTGAACGATGTAATCGCTGTTTTAATAAATCTATTATTTTTTTCATTTCATCTCCCCACCGTGTGACCTGCATTACTTATTTCGTCATCTGACTGCAACATAGTGAAAACCCCATGCCTGACGATAGAGCCCGAGGGCAAAATATCAGAGGCATAAGGCTTTCTATCTCTAGTATAGCATATGCGGGGATATAAATCAAGCCGATATAAAGGTCTTTTTTGCTGACGTGTCTAGCTTATATAAGCCACAGCCACGACACCATAACCATTTTAGATAACTACCGCTTGTAAGGTGTGTTTCTAAATAAGTGGATATCCATTTGTGGTCGGTTAGTTTTACCTCGCCATTTCTGGAGGTGCAGCATTTATCTAGAAAAGCCATTAGTGCCTGCCTACACTTTCCTTCAAGTGAACTCTCAGCATGCCGCGTAATTCAGAAACCTCTGCGGTTAGAAGTTGAGTCTCTCTGTGCATATCGTCCTGCAACTTTCCTATCTGTATAAACAAGTCTCCCCGACCATTCTTAATTCCATAATTCCTATCGTTGTATCGTCTCTGCCGAATGTATACTACGCACAGAGCGACAACATTTGTAATAGTCAAGCTTATAAGCGTGATGATATTACCTGCGTCCATTGTGACCTCCCCGGAGATGCAAAGAACGGCCAAGGCCGTTAATGCTATTCTTCTGTGTCTGCACAGAAGTCTTCCGTTTTCACTTCCCTAAGTGTACTACTTTTTATCTTATCATCCAAAAAAAATTCTAGGGGAGGACGCTCTCCCATAAGTTCCATAGGGTAATCGTAGGGGTCGTCAATTTCAGGCGGGCTCATATTGAGACCTCAACATACGCATCACATTCAGGACAATGATAGTTGCTCACTATTATAAAGGAGCTAAAATCATCTTCTATATCGTGGTCGCCACCCCAAATCAGTTCTGAGTCACAGTGTCCACAAATCCACGCCATGCTACTTCTACCTGCCCTGCTTAATCTTCAGCATCGGTTTTCTCTTTTCTTCCATATACTGGTAATAAAATATCTTCAAATACTATATGCGCCTCTTCAGACGAGTAGTATAATCTTACATAAGCTTTTCTACCTTCATGGTCGAAGGCGGGACAACTTTGATATCCACAGACAAAGATAGCTTTATAGTGATATACGTCTTGATCTGAATGGATTGCATTAACCAGTTGTAATGGTCTGCTACATAATCCACATTCTCTGTGGGGATATGGAAAGTCTTTTATGACACGACCGAGAACGGTCCCGCTACTCACTCTCTCCATCTTCTTCTTCCAAGGTTGCGATAAAGTTTAGTATCTTTTCAAGCTCGACAGGATTATCGCCAACACCCATGCTCTGCATGGCTTCCATAGCATTTGATCGCATCATTTGCAGCATACAATTAATCATGTTGTCTAGACTGTTGACACCAAGTTCTAAGCCGTTTATAAGTAATCTGAGATGCCTGACGGACACGTCATAGTTTTCATCTGGAGAGATCATATAAAATACCGGGTTTAAGTCACCATTGGCATCTTTTAACAGTTTGACTGTTAGGGAGATTTCCTGAACATCTGTTACGTCCTGTCCGCTTGCGGGTGTAATCTTCAAGGTTTACTCCTTTTGTAACGTGCTTGTAATCGGTGTGGCTATCATATAAATACAGTTTGACGCCAACACGATACTCCAGTAGTTTACCACAATGTCATTTAGGTTACAAGCATACCAAGCTATCAGGGCAATCATCATGCTCCACACAGAGTATGCTATAATATTTACAAGAAATGAAGTTGATTTTGGCATGAGTCTCATCTTAGCACAGATTCGTGAAATCGTGGTGATTCAAGAAATTCTTGACCATCCACCACTTTTCCAAAAAATCACGCTAGACTTACTTGTGCTAGCCCAGCAAGCTATCTAGCTAAGCTATGAAGCTAGCTTTCTATACTTTTATAGTATTAAGGAATACTACTTATGGGAATGAGATATATAGCAGTAGCGGAGTGCGATGACTGCCCTCCTACGCCTGTATTAGATGAAGACTACATTACTGTCTGTAAGATAGATGATGAATACCTTGGCGTAAGTCGCTGTCAGTATTGTCGTAGACCGATACAATACTGGATGTCAGAAGATGATGCTAATCAGTTTGCAGCGTTAGGAGTTAATGTTATTACATGGGTTTGAAAACAGATATCTCATGGTTTACTCCACAAGCTATGGATGCTACGGGTACTGCCTGGAGAAGTAGAGGATATACAGAGGTATCTCTTAACCTCTTCCAGTCTTTTAAAGATAAGGGTCAGCGAGTACTATGGAACGCTACCGGCACTAAGTGGCATGTAAACTATTGCTTACCATACTACTATCAGTTTGAAGTTCCTCAAACAGTAGGCTATACTCCTTGGGAGTTCTCTACTATCCCTCCAGCTTGGGTTGATCAGTTTAATCGCTCCACTCAGCTATGGACTACTAGCGAGTGGTGTAAAAGTGTATATGAACAATATAATCTAAATATACCTATTAATGTATTACCTCATGGGGTGTCAACAGAGTGGGCGATTAATGAGCGTGAGATTGCCGATAAGTTTTACTTTCTTCATATAGGTGGAGAGCTGCCCCGAAAGAATGGTGCAATGGTTGCCCGGGCATTCTTAGAATTGTTTGAGGGAAAAGACGAGTATCAGTTAATTCTAAAGACTTCAGATAAACAAACTCCATGGATGAAAGAGTTTGAAGGTCATCCTCAGATAACTTTTCTACATGGATTTATTCCAAAGCACGCTTTGGTGTCTCTGTATGAAAATAGTCATTGTATGGTTTATCCAACCACCGGTGAGGGTTTCGGACTGATTCCATTTCAGGCTATAGCGACAGGCATGCCGACTATCTGCACTAACCTTACTGGATGTACAGAGTTTGCTGACCTGTCGATGCCTCTTGAAGCAGATTGGATTGATGCTTCAGAACAAGAACTTGATAACTTCAATCTTGTTGGAACAGGCGCTCAAATTGCCAATCCGAGCTATTCTCATTTGTTAACATTGATGAAAGATGTTACAGTAGACTACTATTCCCACAAGTCTAAAGCCATGCGCGGAGCAAGGGTTTTGCATCAGTATCAGAGTTGGGACGACATCGCTGACGAGGCTCTGGAATTTTTAGAAATTTCTTAAATTAGCAGGTCGATACTCTCGCTTCCGAAGAGCGGGCATGCTATGATGGTTACTCCACTCCTCCCCACTCCATGGGGATTTGTGTTTCTGAGGAGGAAGCGTGACTGTACTAAGTGAAAAAATTGAATCATCTCTTATTGAGAGTGCTGAGTTAAAAAGTAGCGATGGGAATATTCAAATTCCGTCGTTTTTTAATAAAAGCGGATATCAGGGATACAAGATATTTTTAGATAGATATTCTTTAAAAGCACCAAAGGGAGAGGTTTCGGTTGGAGACTTAGTTTTGGCAATAGTTGCACTAGATCCAAAGTGGCCAGTTAAAGAGATTGCAAGGGTTCTGCATGTTGATGAGGATAATCGGTCGGCAGATGTGATTACATATCATGGCAAAACAGCCACAGTTGAAATGAACTTAATTTCTAAGCCACTTGAACTGGATGTGGGTACCGTTAAAGCTAGAGTGGCGCATGCCTTAGCTGCGTGTGAGGACTCTTCCGACATGGATGAAGTTGAACTTAGATTCAAAGATATTCTTTTTGATTACTTTGTTCCCGGTGGACGCATTCTTGCCGGGGCAGGCGCCAAGGGTCTGACACTGCAGAACTGCTTTGTGTTACCATGTCCTCAGGATTCCCGTGGAGGTATTTTTGATAGTGTCAAAGAAATGGCAGAAACGCATTCGAGAGGTGGAGGCGTTGGTGTCAATCTCTCTACTCTTCGGCCTCGCTATGCTCCTGTTATTGGTGTCAACGGCATTTCTAGCGGTGCTGTCTCTTGGGGAAAGATGTATAACCTTTCTACAGGGCTTATTGAACAGGGAGGATCACGACGCGGCGCAACGATGCTAATGCTTAATGATTGGCATCCAGATGTTGAAGAGTTTATAAGTGTTAAACATACTCCCGGCGAATTTGAAAATGCAAACATGTCAGTGTGCATTTCTGATTCGTTTATGGCTGCGTTAGAAGATGATGCTGATTGGGACTTGGTTTTTCCCAACACTAAAGATCCAGAATACGATGAACTTTGGGATGGCAATTTACATTATTGGAAGAACGTATTAGGTAAAGAGGTCTCGCTTTACAAGACAATAAAAGCTAGAGATCTTTGGAATCAAATTGTTTCCTCCGCTCACGCTTCGGCAGAGCCTGGTCTCCATTTCTTGGAAAGGTCTAACAAGATGAGCAACTCTCATTATTTTGCTCCCCTTGTTGCTACCAACCCTTGTGGTGAGCAGCCTCTTGAGGCATATGGGGTGTGTACGCTTGGCGCTGTGGACCTGTCTAAATTCGTTGATGTAGATAAAGAATTTGACTGGGATAAGCTGCGCTATGTTGTGGAGAACTCGGTTAGGTTTCTTGATAATGTTATTACTATCAATGAATATCATTTTGCTTCTATTGAAAAGAATCATCGCGGAAATCGTCGTATTGGTTTAGGTGTTATGGGTCTTGGCGAATTGCTTATTAAGATGGGTCTTCGCTATGGATCAAAAGACAGTCTTATTTTTATTGATGAATTGTTTAAGACAATAGCTATTGAATCTTATAAAGCATCTATTGATCTTGCAAAGCTTAAGGGTGAGTTTAAATTCTTTAGTAATGAAGCATATCTTAGGTCCGGTTACATGCAGAGGATGCCTGAAGAGATTAGAGAAAGTGTCAAGAAAAACGGTATTCGTAATGTTTGTTTACTTACCGTGGCTCCTACCGGTACAACTGGTACTATGATGGGAACGTCTACCGGAATAGAGCCTTATTTTGACTGGCAGTACACGCGTACCTCCAGGCTTGGAACAGAAGTTGAAACGGTTTCAGTGATCAAAGAGTTGGGCTTGGACGTCAATGATCTTCCAGATTATTGCGTAACGTCTATGGACCTTATGCCAGAACAGCATGTGGCCGTGCAGGCGGCAATCCAGCGTTGGGTTGACTCTGCCATTAGCAAGACTACAAACTGTCCAACAGATTTTTCTGTTGAGGATACGGACAGACTGTATCGTATGGCTTATGATTTGGGTTGCAAGGGAATCACCATCTATCGAGACAACTCGCGGGATGAACAGGTTCTAAATCAGATGACATTAGATTTTGAAGACGGTTCAGAAGATGATGTCGATGCATGTCGGATCGATGATCCCGACTGTGTTACTTGCGCTCTTTAAAGTATGAACACACCAGAAGAATATATAACATATTGGTATGAAAATCAGGATGGTGAAGTTGAGCCTATTGAAATCGTGGGAGAAAGCCCTCCGCCTGAGACCATTACCATACCAGCACCTAACGGAGTCATTGAATCCTTTTCATTGATGGAAGATTATTGTGATGATTCTGGTGCAATATTAGATGATTGAATCGCTTTTTGATACGAAATATGCTATACTCGCAAGAGATGAGTAACGGAATCGTAAAAAAAGGCAAGAACATTGTCGTACCTCAGTCAGCATTTGGCGTCTGCTTATGGAAGATGCCCGGTGGTGGCTTTATTTCGGATGGAGACGGTAATTATATGTGCGCTGAGGGCATGGTTGGAGACCGAAGAGTAGAGTCTCAGATGGCTGAAGCCGCACGGTATTGGGCTGGCAAAGATAATGAGGGGAAGCCTCATTGGGTTGATGGCGCAAGAAAGGTCTCCGATAGTGAACGATCAGAACAGGAAGGAAGGTTGGGCGAGGGTAAACTGCCTGACCCAGTTGAGGATGCCATTATAGAAGTGGCACCTTATAAGGGGTAACATGAGTGAAACATCGTTTGTAGAAGAGGGCGGTATGGAAGTTGAAATTGATGATGTCAGCTATACTCAGATATCAAGTCAATTTGTAAATACTGATCCTTTTAGAAAAATAGATATATCGAAACAGTCCCCCAAGATAAAGAGGCGGCATCAGAGGTTGCAGAAGGCTGCGACTGGAAAACCAAACAAGGGTGTCGGAGAAGCAAAGTCACGCTCTGTCGATCCAGATGCTATTGATGGATACGCTTTATACGATGTCATTGAGCCGCCTCATGATTTAAATATCTTGGCAGACTTGTATGAAACAAACACTACGCATTTTGCTTCTATCAATGCGCGTGTTGCAAATACCGTTGCTCTTGGATTCGCTTTTGAAGATTCAGACAAAACAAAGAGGCGTGTTGAAAAAGCTGATACGCCAGCCAAGAAAGATAAGATTAGAATTGAATTGGCTCGAGAGCGCAAGAAACTTTATACCCTTCTCGATGACTCGAATGTTGAAGATACATTTTCGGAGACAATGATTAAGTTGTGGACGGATTATCTTTGTGTTGGTAATGCATACTTGGAGGTTGGTCGTACCAATATTGGCAAGATAGGATACATTGGTCATATTCCAGCCATAAATATGCGAGTGCGTAGGGTGCGTGATGGCTTTGTGCAGATTGCACGACATAGCAAGATACAGTCTGTATTCTTTAGAAACTTTCAAGATTTAGAAACTTCAGACCCCATTAATAGTGATGGGCGTCCTAATGAGATTATTCACTTCAAGGCGTATACGCCAACGAGTAATTATTACGGAGTCCCATCTGCGGTAACGGCCATCGGTGCCATCTTGGGAGACAAGTACGCAAAGAATTATAATATTGATTATTTTGAGAATAAAGCTATTCCAAGGTACGCAATCATTCTTAAGGGCGCGAAGCTAAGCAACAAATCAAAGCAGGAATTAGTTAATTACTTTAGAACAGAAGTTAAAGGCAGGAATCACGGAACGCTAATTGTTCCCCTGCCAGCCTCGCTTGGTGGCGATGTAGATATCAAGTTTGAGAAGCTAGAAGCGAATGTGCAAGACGCATCGTTTGATAAGTATAGAAAATCTAATCGTGATGAAATCTTGGTTGCGAATCGAGTTCCTGCTCCTAAGGTTGGAGTATACGACAATGCTAATCTTGCCGTTGCAAGAGACGCAGATAAGACATTTAAGGTTCAGGTTGTCGGACCCGATCAAAAGGTTATTGAAAAGAGAATCAACTATATTGTTAAGGAATTTACTGATTTAGTAGATTTCAGATTTGATCAGATTGATCTGGTTGATGAAGATGTTCAATCTAAGATTAGAGATAGGTATCTCCGCACAGAGGTTGTTACACCAAATGAAGTGCGGAACATGTTGGGTCTACCCGACCGTGACGCCGGTGAAGAAGAGCTTCCGTACCCAAGCAATATTAGGAAGATGGAATTGCTCATGCAGACGGGTGTTAATCCGTTTACCGGTGAAGACATGGTGGAGGAAGAGCCAGAAAGGCCAGAGGGCGCTCCTGAGGGGAATGACAATGCTGATACTCCCCCGTCTGGAGATGACTCTGCGAATCCCGAGGCCAGCAACGAAAGAGGATCCGCTCAAGACACGGACGGGGTTCGTGAATCAAAAAATTAGGAGGACAAAATGTACGGAAATAGTAGTATAACATATTCAAATATCGCTGTGACTAGTGCTGATTCAAAAATCAGTTTAGGTCATCATACTGATGGTATTTATTTTCATAATACTCATGCATCGACTGATGTCACGGTTAAGCTTAATGACCTTGTGTCTGTGTTGATTCCTGCTGGCGGCTCAGAGTACGTTTGCATTCCCGGTGATTATACTGAATTTGAGGTTATCACTGCGTCTGTTACTCTGGCCGTTTTTGCTGTGGGTTAAGACTTATTGTAATTAAATCAGATATATGTTACAATAGTGCTCATAGCTTCATAAGGAGGCAATAATATGCATGGCGAAAATTTACAACTAATCTTCCCTGTCTCTTTAGTTAAAAATGAAGAGCGGGTTGTGGTTGGCGTAGCTACTGCTGATAATGTAGATAAGTCAGGAGACGTCGTTGATTTCAGCGCGTCTATGACAGCATTTAAAAATTGGCAGGGGAATATACGCGAGATGCACCAGCCTCTGGCTGTAGGTAAGGCTGTAGGCCATCGCCCCGTTGAAATTAACGAAAATGGAACCATCTATAAGGGTGTGGAAGTTTCTGCTTATATTTCAAAGGGTGCAGAGGATACTTGGCAGAAGGTTTTGGATGGCACCCTTGGTGCGTTCTCTATCGGTGGTCGAATTCTCGAACGTAAGGATGACGAGACAAGGAAGTTTCGTGGTCAGCCGGTTAGTGTAGTTACTAAGTATGAACTTGGTGAGTTGAGTTTGGTGGATAATCCAGCAAACCCAGTTGCTAACATAACGTTGATTAAGTCCGACGATGATGGTTTATCTTACGCTCTCGCAATTGATGAAGTTGAATGCAATAAAATTGGTGATACGATTGTATGTATTACGGATGATATAATTACAAAAACCGAATGCGACTGTGGACCTGAATGCAACTGTGAAGGCGAATGTAACTGTAATACCGTGAAAGACTTGCATAATAAGAATTATTCTGATATGGTTACATACATGGAAGATACAGACGTTCTGGCTACGTCTGACGAAACCTCGTCAAGTGACGGGGCTTTTGAGGGTATTGAGCTAGAAGAAAAGATCTCACTTCTTCAGAGGTTCTTGACATGGATGTCCGATCCCGCTAATGCGGAGTCGGATGTTGTTGTTGATTCTGATGAAGACGATGTAGAAAAAATTACTGCTGAAGTGGAAGAAATTACGCTTGTGGCAGAAATCAATGAAGGAGATGATATTGATATGAATATCGATGAACTCACTGCAGCTCTAGGAACTGTCATTGATGAAAAGCTAGCTTCTCATTCCGAGGCTTCTGCCACAAAGGTAGAAACTTTGATTG